TGTTATTGATTGGATGTATGGTTGTTAGTTCAGCATCAACAGGTGTATTTGCTTCAACAGCGAATGCTAATAAAATAAAAGAAAATGAAGTGGTTCAAGTTCAAGAAGATTACATATTAGATAAAGAATTTAAAGAATATATATTATCTTTAAAAGGTATAAGCAATGATGAAAAACAAAAATTAATAGAATCAGAAAAAGTGATACAACCCATATATAAACAAATTGATATATTACTTGATAAGGCTGATAGTCTTGGTGCTGATGTAAGAGTTAAAATACAAGCAGTGGATGATAAAATTTATGAAATACAAAATGAAGATAGCAAAATAATGGATAAAGCCCATAAATACGAAGCGAGCAAGCTTATTAATGGATTTGACATAAATGAAGAAAGTTTAGATGATAATAATGAAGAAAGCATATATGATAGCATGGTAAATTATATAAAATCACTACCTGTTTTAACAGCTAGTGAAAAAGACAAGCTACTAGCTACACAAAAGAAACTTGAACCATATTATAAAGAATTGGAGGAATTATATAAAGAGCTTGATAAAGTTCAAAAGCCTGTAATGGATGAAGTAGATAAATTATATAATAAGGTTGATGAAGAATATAAAGATGTAGCTTATATATGGGATAAAGTTGATCATAATGAATAATGTTAAAGGAAAGGATTCTAGAAAAATAGAGTCCTTTTATTATGCAATAAAACAGAAAGGAAGGTGAGTCTATGGATGAGAAAAAGGCAGTAGGTAGACCGAGAATATTTAGGACACAAGAAGAATTAGAACAAAAGATAATGGAATACTGGCAAAGATGTGAACAACATAATAAGCCTTATACATTAAGTGGACTCGCTTTATGGATAGGAATAGATAGAAAAACATTATATAACTATTCTGAAAAAGATGAATTTTTCCCCACTATAAAAAAGGCTAAAGATATAGTTGAAGCATCTATGGAAGAAAGAGCATTAACTGGTGAAAGTAATGTCACATTTTCTATATTTGCATTAAAGAATAATTTTGGATGGGAAGATAAAAAGCAAGTTGAAAGTAATAGCACTATTAATGCTAAAGTAGAAAATACAAGTAATTTAACTGAAGATCAACTGGAAGATGAAATAAGTAAGCTAGAGAAAAAATTAGGAATTGATAAGGATGGATAGGCTGGAATACTTAAAAGCATTAGAAGAATTACAGGAAAAGAAATTAAAGCTATCTATATTAAAGGCCAGAAGGTCTTTTTTTAGTTACTGCAATTTAAAAGCACCTGACTTTTATAAACCAAATAGAAAATATCTAGTAGAGCTATGTAATGACCTTCAAGAGTTCTATGAGGGTGAAGATGAAATACTTGTAGTAAATGAACCTCCTAGACATGGAAAATCAAGAACAGCAGGATTATTTGTTGAATGGGTACTTGGTAAAAATCAAACTGAAAAGATAATGACTGGATCATATAATGAAACTCTTTCAACTATGTTCTCTAAGAATGTTAGAAATAGCATCCAGGAAGAAAAGGCAGATAAGTATAAACCAGTATTCAGTGATGTATTTCCTGATGTAGCCATAAAGCGTGGTGATGGTGCTATGAACTTATGGAGCTTAGAAGGCGGATATAATAATTATCTTGCCACATCTCCTACTGGAACAGCAACAGGATTTGGATGTTCATTAATGATTATTGATGATTTAATCAAGAATGCAGAAGAAGCCAATAACGAAGGTGTTAAAGAAAAGCACTGGGAGTGGTTTACTAATACAATGCTTTCACGTTTAGAAGAAGGCGGAAAAATAATAATCATAATGACTAGATGGGCCAGTGATGATTTAGCAGGTAAAGTACTTGAAGAAATGGCTGACAGAAAGATTAAGCATATATCTATGAAAGCCCTTCAAGATGATGGAACAATGCTTTGTGATGAAGTATTAAGTAGAAAGTCATATGAAAATAAAATTAAGACTATGGGGGCAGATATAGCAAGTGCAAATTATCAACAAGAGCCTATAGACTTAAAAGGTCGTTTATATCCTAAACTTAAGACCTATACAGAATTGCCTAAGGATAGTAATGGTAATTTACTATTTACAGCTATTAAGAACTATACAGATACAGCAGACAAGGGAGAGGATTACTTATGTAGTATTAACTATGGTGTTTATGATAAAGAAGCTTATATATTAGACGTACTTTATACACAAAAGGATATGTCAGTTACTGAAAATGAAACTGCTAAGATGTTATATCAAGGTAATGTCAATAAAGCAGATATTGAGAGTAACAATGGTGGAGAAGGCTTTGCAAGAAATGTAAAAAGAATATTAAAAGAGAAGTTTGGCAGCAATAAAACAGTTATTAAGCCATTTCATCAATCTAAGAATAAAGAAGCTAGAATACTTAGTAATTCAACTTGGGTAATGGAACATATATACTTTCCGTCAAATTGGAAAGACAGATGGCCAGAATATTATAATGCCATGATTAAATATCAGCGTGAAGGAAAGAACAAACATGATGATGCTCCAGACGCTACAACTGGAATAGCAGAAATGATAAATAAACCTAGTGGTATGTCAGTATTTAAATAAGGTGGTGAATTAATTGGAAATAGAAGTAATAAAAGAATTAATTAAGAAACATACAATAGGTCATACTAACACAGTATGTAAGTCTCTTACAGCGGAAAGATATTATAAAAATAAAAATGATATTCTGACTTATGATAGGAAGAAAGATGAAGATTCAGAAAATCCATTAAGAAATGCAGATAACAGAATAAGTTCTAACTTTCATGGATTGCTAGTAAATCAAAAAGCCAGTTATATGTTTACTGCTCCACCACTTTTTGATGTTGGAAATAAAGAGGCTAATAAAAAAATTACGGATTTATTAGGAGATAACTACGCTAAAGCTTGTAAGGATTTATGTATTAATGCTGCTAATAGTGGAATAGCATGGCTACATTATTGGGAAAATTCAGATACTAAGGAATTTGAATATGGCGTTGTAGACAGTAAACAAATAATACCTATATGGTCCACTAACTTAAATAAGAAGCTTTTAGGAGTATTAAGAGTTTATAAAGATACAGATGATGATGGTAACACTTATGATATTTATGAGTATTGGAATGATGAAGAATATCAGGCATTTAGAAAAAAATCAGCCGACACAATAGATTTAGGGTTGGAATTTTATTCAATAAATCCTTATTTTGTTGGTGATAGTAGTGTTGCTGAATCAACAGAAGTATTCAAAAATGAATTTGGAAGAGTTCCTTTTATACCATTTGCAAATAACAACTTAATGACAAGTGATTTAGACAATGTAAAACCACTAATAGATGTGTATGATAAAGTCTTTAGTGGTTTTGTTAATGATCTTGAGGATATCCAGGAAATAATATTCATACTTACTAATTATGAAGGAGAAGACTCAAGAGAGTTCTTGTCTCAGCTTAAAAAATATAAGACTGTTAAGGTGAATGATAGTGGGGCTGGAGATAGAAGTGGATTGCAGACATTAACAATAGATATTCCAATAGAAGCTAGAGAAAAACTTTTGACTATGACAAGGAAAGCAATATTTGAACAAGGTCAAGGAGTAGATCCACAACAACAAGACTTTGGAAATGCTTCAGGTGTTGCGTTGAAGTTCCTATATTCTTTACTAGAGCTTAAAGCTGGACTTACAGAAACAGAATTTAAATTAGGTTTTGGTGAGTTTATTAGAGCGATATGTAAATATCTAAATGTTGAATGTAAATCAATTATTCAAACATGGACCAGAACAGCAATAACGAATGATTCAGAATTAGCTGATATATGTACTTCAAGTGTTGGTCTTTTAAGTAATATGACTTTATATAAGAATCATCCATTTGTTGAGGATGCAGACAAAGAAGCAGAGCAAAAGAAGAAAGAAGATGAAGAAAAAGAGAGTGTGTATCCACCAAACTTCAACAAAGATAATTTAGGTGATAACTCAAAAGATGGTGAGTTAAATGGATAGTCAAGAGTATTGGAAGAAGAGAGCTGAAGAAATTGCTGATTTAGAATTTAAAAAAGTTGAGGATTATAAACTAAAGATGCAGCTAGAGTATAAGGATGCATTAAAAAGTATACAAAGGGATATAGAAAATTTTTACGCAAGGTTTGCACAAAATAATGATATTTCATTACTTGAAGCTAAAAAGTTACTAAATTCAGACCAATTAGAAGAATTTAAAATGGATTTAGAAGAG